CCCCACGATTCCGTAGGGAGTCTGTACTTCTCCCCCTCCTTGAGGTAGAGCGTAATGTAGGAAATGTCACAGCCCGGAGTACTGCCTATAATTTGCCTCTCCTTGTCCGTTTTTACAAAATAGCTCTCAATCGCTCTGTAAGCCTCTGTTTGTTCGTTTTGGACTTCTGATTCGTAAAATTCCTTTGCGTGTTTTATGCTCAATGTTATCGGCCTCATTTCGGAATATTCCTTGAATATCTGCTTCCAGTTTGTAACGTGGACGTTATTCCCTATTGCGTTCATCAAAAAATCACGTTCAGCCATGAACTGCTTGTCTCCCCAACATTCATGGGGAGGGTGGCAAATGTAGGCGAAACAGAACGTCTCTAAAATTTCCCACTTTCGTTTCGAGTTGTCAGAATGGCTGTCCATCGTGAGAATGCTTTTCTTCTTGTTGTGTATATTCCCTTATCCTCATCATTGGCGCATCAAATTGCAAAGGAACCATTCCAATAGAGCCTGAGCGCATCTTCACTTGGTCAATAATGCAAAGCCCTTTGTTTGGGAGTTCCGCACTTCCAGCCTTGAACGTTCCTGCCTCATCATAAACTTCGGGCCTAAACATCATCCATATCACATCCGCATCTTGCTCAACAGAGCCAGATTCTCTCAGGTCAGACATTATAGGCATCTTGTCATTCCTTTCCTCCACCCTTCGGGAAAGTTGGCTCAGGGCAACTACAGGAATATCAAGCTCTCTTGCCAGAAGCTTCAAGCCACGGCTGATTTCCCCAATTATGTTCACCCTGTTTGTTTCCTTTGGGTTGTTGCTGTTCACAAGGCCAATGTAGTCCACAAAAATCACCTTGATGTCAAACTTGTTCTTCCACATCGTAGCCTTGGCCCTTATCTTCATCATATTCAAATATCCCTCATCGCTGATTTTGATGTTCCACTTTTTCATTCTCTCAATGGCATCCTTCAGGTTTATCTTGTCGTACTCGGACATCTCTCCCTGCTTGATTTTGTAGGCAAATATTCCCGACTCCTGACTCGCCAAACGCTGAACCACCTCGTGCTTGGACATCTCAAGACTAAACAAGCCACATCCAATCCCCTGCTTGGCTAAGTTTCTGATTAAGGAAACCACTAAAGCGGTTTTCCCCATTCCTGGCCTTGCCCCCACAACGGTGAGTTCTGAGTTTGTAAGTCCACCACAAAGTTTGTCAAGGCTGCTGATTCCCGTTCTGTGCCCTGCTATTTCTCCGGTGGCCTTGTTCATCCAAATGGTTGAAGATTCCTCAAGTTGCTGAAGAAAGTTGTCGTCATTCTTGCTGATGGATTGAGCAAGGAGGGAATCGGTGCTCACTTGAATTTTGTTTAGGATGTCAAAAATGTCTCCCGTTTCAGAGTTCATTTTAGCCATCAGGTCGGTGGCAATCATGTAAGCCTTTGCCCGAAGGTAGTGTTCAATCAGAATGCGGCAATGAACTTCTATGTATCCCGGTCTTTTCAGGCTTGTGTAAACAGAAGCGAGATAGGGTGCGCCCCCTGCCTCCTTCATCAGTCCTGATTTTTTTAATGTCACGGCTATTGTATCAAGACTAACGGGCTCTCCGGCATCCTGATGCGCTTGTATGGCCTCGGCAATTATTTTGTTCTTGCTCACTTGGAATACATCCATAGTTGGCAAGACGGAGAAGGCTGTTAACCTTTCGCCATCAGAAATCATCATTTCGGAAAGCACTTGCTTTTCCACGTCTTCGTTTTCAAATTTCATTGCTTGTATGTTTAAATGTGAATGATTCGTGCAGTTTGCGGGAATTGGCGGCCGGGGCGGCCGGAACATAACGGTTCGTGTCCTCTTTTTTGTTTTTATTGAACCAGTTTGTTTTTATGGTTCGCTTCCAATCCTTCACCTTCTTACCGTCCCTGTTTGTCCAATTAGCATCGTTGTAGTAATTAAAGCACTTGTCCAACTTTTCTAATGGCTCTTCGTTTTCAATGAAGAAGGCTTTCACTTCCTCGTAAGTGGGGAAAACGAATTCTTTCTTTTTATTTATTTTTTCTTTCTTATTATCTATATTATATACTTGAGTACAGAAACTGTACTGTGGTAGTACAGAATCTGTACTGTCAGTACAGGGGGTAAGAAGGTCTTGAATCTTCTTTGTCACAAGCTCAACTCCTCCATTTTTTAGCCAAAGTCCAATTTCCTCTTGACACATATCAAGCTGATAGACGAATGATGTAGGCTTCAACCCGATTTCATTTTTCTCAATCAGTCCCTTCTTGATGAGAGTGTCAATGATTGTAAAAACCGTAGTCCTTGACAAGTCCAGCCATTCAGCAATTTTGTCCTTACTCTTAATGCAAGTGTATCCATACTTTTGGTCTTGGCTCATCTGCTTAATGTCGCACAGAACGGCCATTTCGTTCAAGGAAAGACATAAAGCCTTTCTGACGATGTGATTATTTAATGATATGATTTGCATAAAACAAAAACCCCTTTGTTCGCCGTTCGAGGTAGGAGTCTCTACTAAGCGGACAAAGGGGCATTAAGTATTTTAGAACGCTGCTCCTACCCAGCGGCCTTTCGGCTCTGCAAATGTACGAACACTTATTTCACATTCGCAAAATTATTTTTCCCAATACACTTCCTCTCCCCTCCTGTAATGCTTCATATTCTCCTTTGCCTTCTCGTTGACAAAGTGCTTCTCCTTGTACGTCACATAATTGTTCGGGAACAGCGCAAACTGTCCTGTTCCAATTTGTAACAGGTTCAAAGGCTTGTGTTCTTCAGGATAGCGGGAATAGCCGTCCTTCCAATCAATAATAATTCCTGTGTGCCTCCCTTTAGGGTTTCCAGGCTCAATCATTAGCCTTGCCTCTAAGCCCTCCAAGAACGGCATATAGACGGCCTCTATTTCCTCTCCCATTCCACACCAAGGCATCAGCACATTGCTGTCGTAACGGAAGTCTTCTGTAACTGACAATGCCTGAATTGGGAGCCCACTCCAATGCGCCCCGCTCTCAAGGAAAACGTGGCAGGAAAGAACTTGGTATTCTCGGCAATACACCCCGTGCCATATTCCCTTCGTAACACCCTCCGGCATATCAGGGCCAAGGAAAGTGTTATTGACGTTCACATAGAAATGGAACGGAAGGGAAGCGTGTTTAGGCATTTATTCTTGGGCTATTGAGGAAGACCTTATAAAATCTACTCGGTCTTTTGGGCGCATTTTACGCAACAAATCTATCCTCCTTAACTCAGCCGCATCTTCGGGGACATTAGGATTAAGATTACTTTTAAGCATCTCCCACATCCTTACATCCTGTGGCGTGTTCTCACCCATACTTGGATAACGTTTTATTCCTTCCCTATCAACCCAATAGGGCATATTTGGTGTTCCTGTTACACGAGCCTTTAATTTATTCATAAAGTTTTGGGCTGGGTAACGCAATGAAGACCCCATAGCCCCGTCTTGAGGCTCAAGATTTGATTTAAGTATAGGACGAGGAACGGGAGTTATTATTTCTGATTGGTCAAATGTGGGAATGGGCGTTTGAAGAGGAGCAAGAGGCTCAATTTCTTCTCTTTTAAAAACAACCTTTCGTTTTGGCAATTGCACTTTTGACGCATATAATTTTATTTTTGATATTTCTTTTGGGTCAGAACTATCTCCATATGAATACCCACTTTTAGGTTCAATTATAGTTTTTAAAGATTCATCGTTAATAATAGAATATGGTTTTTTATTTGCTTTTTCAAGCCTATTTCTGGCTTCATAAGAAGACTGTGGGGCTGTAAATTTTGACACACCACTCTCATAGTAATCTCTACGCTCATCCATTGGGAGCGTATTCATATATATGATATCTTTTTGAGACAATATAGAGGGAATAGCAGCTTGTAAACTATCCTGATACATCCTAAGGCGAGGGTCATTAGGATTGTTCACATAAAGCGTATTATTAGCCTGCTCACGCTTTAAACGTTTTCCTGGTCCGTCATTATTCTGTGCCATAACGCAAAGTTACATAATTCTTCTATAAATAAAGGGGAAGCGTGTTTAGGCATTTATTGGAAAATATTCCACCATCCACCACGGCCTCCGTCCCCGTTGCCGGGACGCATAAATGAAAAATCTGTGTACGCTGCCATTTTACAAAATTAGACAATTTTACTTTACACAATGCGACCATTCTTTATTCTCTTGTTGTGAACGTTCACGTTTGTATTTTTGGGAATGTCGAGACGTTTGAAAGTATAGCCACCAGTTGTCTTTCTTCTGCCATTTAAGCAAGCAGATATTTTAGTAGCCGTAACCTTGAGGGCAGCAGCAGTTTTGTGAATGCCATCATAAACGCCCACCTGAACGCCATCTTTATAGGCAGTAACCTCTCCCATAAAATTGTAATTCCTTCGACCATACATAGGGTTCTTTTCCCCGGTTCGTTGCTTCATTAACTCTATGTGTTCCGGCGAAAGTTTTTTGCCTTTATTGGCTTCGCTAATTTTTTTCCTAATTTC